GCTCAAGCCAATGGAGAGGTAATTCGTTTGAAGAATTTCCTCGCTACCAGTGGCTACATTGATAAGATCATCGCTGCCGAACTCTAGTTCGGCGGTGGTGGTCTTCGCTCGGGGCGGATAACCGTCCCTTACGCGTCCTCGCTTTATAAGCGAGCGTCAGTAGGTCTCATTCAGTAGTAGCATGCTCTAGGAAAGGTACCTTTATAAAAGGACCGATTAAGAGCCTAGATGAACATATGTTCATCGCTGCTTTACTGAGTGACGTTCTTGCGTTACACAGTGAAGTTTACTCACCACGTGATATGAAGCTGGATATCCAAAAGATAGCCAAACGCATATCACGGGAAGGAATCGGCTTTCTCACGAAAGCCTTACCACGTCTAGCAAAGTCCTTTGATAGGGCTTTGACTGGCGAAGTTCCGTTTGACTCTACCGGACATTGCAAAATGCCTGGCAGTAAACTCCCAAGATTCTTGGGTGGTTTATTCAAACGCGTCTTCACTCACGACGGTTGGGTTCTTCCAACTCCCTGTGAGCATTGCATCGCAACCATACGACAGGTTTGTCTTGTTTACTACAAGTACAAACTACCATATGAACGAGAATCCGAACAAGAAGTCCTTCAAAAGTTCAAAAGAACTGAAGAAGAGATGCTTCACATTAACGGTGCCTTCGAAAAAATCATCGAAAGCATTCCTCGCGACGTTCCTCTCAGTCGCCAGTCTTTTGATTGGCAACTATTTGGACCCGTCATTACGCGGGCGCGTTGTCGACTTGCTCGACTATTCGCGTCCTTCAACCCGCGAGATATCGTACCCGGCCATGGACCCGGAGCCGTCTCCACTGGAGAACGGCTGTGGGAAAAGTGGACGTTTACGAATATCTCCCCACGGATCGCTACAGTCTACCCAATCGACGAATATTACTATTCGTCATTAGGGCACGTCTGTGACGACCTTCAAGGCCTCGCGGCATTGAAGACTTCTGAGTCCTCGGCGCGAGTTATACTCGTTCCGAAGGATTCACGCGGTCCTAGATTAATCTCTTGCGAACCATTGGATTTCCAATGGATTCAACAGGGACTGTCTAGGGCGATTGTGAAACACGTTGAGTCCCATCCTCTCACGAGGTGGAACGTCAACTTTACGCACCAGTATCCCAATCAGTTCGGGGCCCTTGTAGGGTCCAGGACCGGTCGGTATGCATCACTTGACCTCAATGAGGCTAGTGATCGCGTTTCACTGGGGTTAGTTCGTCTGCTGTTCCCGGATCCTCTTTTAGAGTATCTCGTAAACTGCAGATCTCTGTCAACAGAGCTTCCGGGTGGAGAAGTATTACCGCTCAATAAGTACGCGCCAATGGGTTCAGCTTTATGCTTCCCCATTCTTGCGTTGACTATTTGGGCATTACTCTCCGCCGGAGCTCCAGATGCAGATACCCGAGAGGGTATCCTAGTGTATGGTGATGACGTGATCG